CTTCCAAGAGTCGGATCGCGCCGGACTCGCGGGAGTGATACGCCTCGATGGTGACCTGCGGGGAGTCCGTCACCCTTGTAGGCGCCGGGCCTCCAGTGCGGAGGATCCGAATGAACTCGGGCACTGACGCCATGCGCGTTCCAACCGGGACACTGAGCACCGCTTCCAGGTGCGTGGCCAGCAGTTCTTCAATGTCAGGGAAGGTCAATGTCTGACCCATGCGCTACCCCCTGCCCGCATCGATGGCGGACGTTAGCACACGGTCTACCGCTTCGGCCTTGCGTGCCGCTCTCGTGGCCGTAATGACCGAAGCGCGGGCACGGGTAGCACCGATGCGAGACGACACTTCAAAGCCGTCACCAGCAGCCGCCGCGATCCGCTGAGCCTTGCCCGTCAGTAGGGCGAGGACTTCATCGGACTTGAGGAATGCTTGAATGCCAGCCGAGTTAGGCTCGACCCGGAAAGTCTCAGCCACGTTCCACCCACCTTTGCAGCAGAAGCTTCGTAGATGAGATGCGGCCCGTTGGCGACTTCCAGCGTTCCGGCTCCCCAATGACGCCGTAATCCCCGGACGGTAGCCGGATCTTGTCGGCCGCGCTCACGTCCGCGTCATACGGCCCGTAAGCAGTCCAGTCAACCCGGACAGCATCACGGTTCTGCAAGTCCTCAGCGGACGCGCCAGGCTGCAAAGACCAGCCCGTGAGAGTCGCGGCGTCAGTGGTTGTCCAGTCAGGAACCCATGAGCCGTGATCCTTCACAAGAGGAGCCCGCAACCGGGTAATGGTCTCGTTGGCGAAGCTGACAATAGGCATCAGAGCCGCCCGCCGATCCGGTACTTGTCCAGCATCCGGCGCTCATGATCCATAAGGACAACGCCACCGGAGACGCCAGGCGCCGTCAGGGAGAACCCAATGGACACCGCCCCGGCCTGCTCCCGAACCACGCCCGTAGGCGAAGCGGAAGCCCGCGCAGCAATAGCGCGGACGATGGCCGCAACGTCGGGCACATCCTCGAAACCGTGATCCACGGTCAGCCGAACGGAACGCAGCTTGTCCGGCCATACGCCAGCGGTTCGGATGTAACCAGCCTCAGACCATTCGAGTGTTGCCGGATCCAGAATGGTCCCGTCAACCTCAGCGGCCAGCACGTCCACAACCCGCAGCGACTTGATGAACAGCGAGCTAGTGCCGGTCCCGTCAAGTACCATCACCTCACGGGCTACCGGGGCGATATGCCAGCCGCAGTACTTCCGCACGACAGCCTCAGCCGCCGCTAGGTCATCCTGTGCCGGGTCAGCGCTTGCGGTTGACAGCAGGCTTGGGATCTCCATCGTCTACCGCCTTGTTTGTGGGTGTGACGGATTTGTTGGCGGGCCTCTCGGCCTTGACCTCGACAGCGCCGGCCGGCACGTCAGAGTCATCGAACTGGTAGGTGCCGCCGTTGTATTCGTAAATTTTCAGAGCCATAATGATGCCTTCCGGGGAAGGTGATGGCGCCGAGTCTCCCCGGCGCCATCACGATCAGATCGAACCGTTACGCAACAGCCGTCAGCGTGGTCTTCACGAAAGCGGCAGGCCGGCGAACGGCCAGCGCAAGACGACGCTCGGCGCGGATCGTGATGCGGTTGTTCGTGAAGTCGTTACCCTCGGTGTTCGTGGCTTCAACACGGATGCCACCCTTGGAGACGACGGACCCGGCCTGGCCGAATGCGCCGACCAGTGCAGTACCAACGGCGATGGCCGGGGTAACGATGGTGCGCAGACCCCACAGCGGGGGCTGCTCCATGACGCCGCCCTGACCGTACTGGCCCGAGAAGAACCCGCCGCCGTAGTACTGGCCATTGGCGTCACGCGACAGGCGCAGAGCCTGGTAATCGGCCGGGTTAATGACGATGCCATCAGCAGTCATGCCGGCGCCAGTCTCAACCTTCGAGATTGCCTTGAAGATGGTGTCCTGAGCGTTTCCGCCGGCAGCGGTTGAGGCGCGGACCTCAGTCTGGATGCCGACGCGGTTCAGGAGTCCGCGGAGGTTGCCCGCAGCGCCGGACCCATTGAGCAGCTGATCCTCAATGAAGAGGTTGAGCTGGTACAGAAGTCGCCCATCAATGGCGGTCTTGAGGAAGGGAAGATCCTCAACCAGTTCGTCAGATTCCTTGATGAACCCGGCGATCTTAGACAGCGCCTCGGTGACGGCGGTCGGCTCGCCAAAGTGGAGCTGCGGCTTCTGGCCGTTCTCCCCAACCAGCTCGAAGCCACCCTCAACAAGGGCAGACTCAATAAAGTAGGTCAGCGCTGTGCCGGAAATGGTTTCCGAGCCCAGCAGATCCTCGACGGTCAGGCGGCGACGAACGCCGAGCTGAATGTTCGTGTCAATGCTGGTCAGCGCGTTACCAAAAACGGTCCCGGTGGTCTGCACATCAGCAGCGGCCTTGAACTCCGGGGTGGAGACGGTCAGTCGTGAGCCGCGCTTGCCCGCTAGGTCGGACCCGGTGGACTTCACGAAGAAGTCACCGAGAGACTTGGCCTGCACAGCCTCGGGAGCCCTGGCGGGGCCGGCTTCCTTGAACTGGGCGAGCAGCGCATCGCCGTCCGCGATGGACTTCTCGCGGATCTGGGCGGACTCAATGTCGCCCTTGATGGTGTCCAGGCGTGCGGCCTGATCGGTGGTCAGGGTGTTGTCTTTGGCGGCCTTGATCAGATCGGCCAGTTCCGCCTTCAACTCAATAAGAGTTTTCACAGGATCTCCTCCAGAGAAAGTGATTTGAGGTAGTGTTCCAATGCGCTGGCATCGACGGACGGACGCGCTGGCGGTTCTTCAGCCTTGGCCCTGCTCGGCTCTTCAGACTTGGCCGGTGAAGGCTCTTCATCCTTGGCTTTACTGGGCTCTTCAGCCTTGACCACGGACACGCCGCTGGCCTTTCCATCGTCATTCGTTGCTGCATCGAGCAGCGTTTTCAGTGCGGACTTCAGATCGTCCGCCGCCTTGATCGCATTAGTAACGAGCTCGGCATTCTTTGCTGACAGGACGCGCCCAGCCTTTACGGCCAGCACTTCCGTCAACTCGTTCGCCCCAACTGGGACGACCGAAATCTCATAGAGTTTGAGCTCCCGGAGTTCGACGGCTTTTGCGCCATCCACTTCTACGGGTCCAGAGTCCAGCACCTTGTAGGCAAAAGACATCTGATTGATGCGATTGCCCTTTAGGAGTCGGTAGACCTGCTGAGCCTTGGGGGATTCGAGGTCAAGCTGCCCCTTCACTAGCAGGCCATGATCGTCTTCCTTAGCGTCAGCGATGTGACCGATATTGAAGTCCGGGTCTTCCATGTTGTGGCCGAAGAGAAGCGGAATCGGAATCCCGGCATCTTTCCACGCGGTGAGATCCTTCTCGAACGCACCCTTCACCACGACATCGCCGTAGCTGTCAACGTTCCCGAAGACGGATGCATACGCCTCAAACTGGCCTTCTTCCAGGCCGTCGCTTGAGCCAATAGCCTTGACCTTGGCGGCAAATCCTTTTACGTCCATGTCGCCCCCTTCGGGCATAGAAAAAGGACCATCCAAGCGGATGGTCCTTAGTTCCTATTCGGTTAGTAGGTTTGTAAATATGTGACGGCGGCGGCGAATATCTTTGGGTCTTCCCGCAGTAGCCCGATTGCCGAGTTGCAAGGGCCGCACAGGAGAGCCCGAACTTTGCCGGTGGAATGGCAGTGATCGACCGCTAGCCCCTTAGCGCCGGGGCCATTACCGCAGATAGCGCAGCGGCCATCCTGCGTGGCGATCATCGCGTCGTACTCCGCCGCTGTCACGCCATAGTTAGCCTTGCGCTTACCGTGAGCCCGGCAGTTATTGCAGTGAGAGTGGAGTCCGGTGGATGAAATCGAGTTGGGAACATACATGTCTACCGGCTGATTCACCTTGCACTGTGAGCAGACCTTGTGGCCGTCGATCACATGGACCCGATTGGGCTTCTTGACCATAAGGGGATCGCCGTTTATGTACCAGCGCGTGTAGTGCATCGTGCACCATCCGCGGGAAGAGTGCGGGCGTCCGCAGTCCTGTATCTTGCACTGCTTGGCAGTGCCCCTAGGTTTGACTGCGTGGCGACTGATAGTATCGGTCATATCAACTCCTATCCGAGTTGGTCACGTCCCCGGTAGTTAGCGCTACGCGGGGACACTTTATTGTCCTCTAATTCTATCAAGCAATTCCCGACTTAACTGAAAAAGAGAGCCACATAAGCGACTCTCTTTTCCTGGGTAAACCGGAAGGGCATTACCCACATCCTGAACTTTCCGGGTGATCAGGGTCCCCCGCCCGGATGTTGATTGGGCTACTAGGTAAGACCCTACCCTACGGAAACTCAGCCCGTCAAGACATTGTAATTTCCACGCTGCATTGGCAATTAGCCACACCCTCGGCGCCTAGAGTTGGATCTCCAGGCCAATCTGCGCCGTTAGAAAACTTCTCTCCAGTGGGCACGGTCTCGCCATCCATATCCGCATGTTCCGAGCGCGGATTGCCTGAGTTGACAACCCACGTCTTGGTTGACCTTGAGCTATTCTGCTTAGCGGCCTCAGTGGTGGCGAAGCCCGCAAACGTAGTCAGTAGGGTTGCAGCAATAACGCCGCCCCGCCCACCCTCAATGTCATCGAATACCTTAGTGGGGGATCGGACGGGATTGCCGTCGTCATCCTCGCCGGGGTCATCAAGCGCGGCTTGGATCTGGTCAAACGTCGTGGCGTTGATCTTGCCAGCCCTTGACTCAGCTACGGCCTTCAGGAACTTCTCAGTTCGGCCCATGTCGTATGCATCAGGGGCGAGTCCTGTTGCATCCAGTACATCTGCCGCTACCTGCTTAGTTACTGAGAGTGCCAGCACGTATAGATTGTTGGCCAGCTTCTTATCCCACTTAGCCTGATCCCACCACTCTGGAGATTTGGCATTTAGCCGAGCCAACACGGCTTCTCGCTGATGCTTGAAGAACTGATCCAAGACCATCGAGACCGCACGTGCCGAACTATCGTCAGCCTCACCCTTCACCGACACAGCGCCCGCCTTGACCTTTACGCGGCCCACTTTGGGGGCACTGTCACGCGGGGAAGCCTGCCCACCCACAAGGACGTTCAGTGGCGTTACCAGAGCGTCAGCGTCACCCTCAAGGGCTGGCATGTTCTCCAGTGCGCGGGCCTCGTTGGCGGTCATCCAAGGACGGCCCACAGCAGAGGAAAGAACCGCGGCCTGTTCATCGAACGATGCAGCAAGCTTGGCCTTCACGTTGAACTCAACGTAGACACCATCACGCGGATCCAGCAGTGGAACCAGCTTGGAGTTGATGCGGTCCTGAATCATCTTCAGCCACGGCCCGAGCGTTTCGCCGTACAGCATCTTGCGGAACTCGCGGACGTTCGCATAGGAGACGCCGCCAGTAGCACCGAGCATCGCCGGGTTGATATGCCAGGCACGCGCAACGGTTTCGAGCGACAGGTTAGCCGCTTCGATCCACTGCTCTTCGCGGGCATTGAACCGGACCTGATTGATGGTCATGCCATCCTCAAGGACCGGCATCCCGCCAACGTTCGCGCCCTTGGCCTTGTACGCCTTCATGTCTTCCTTGAAGCGCTTACTGCCTTCGTCGGACCATGACGGCGCATCCTTCGGCCGGGCGATGTAAGAGCCGATCTGCCCGCCGTTTTTCCAGATCCCTGTACGGAACTGCTGAGCCGCGATCTGCTCGGCCAGGATCTCCTTCAAGGTGGCGACAACGGGTGAGCCGCGGTCCCCGTAGTAAGGCGTCCAGTTCTTGAAGTGAATAAGACTCTCGCCGGGGATCCGGATCGGCGGCTTCGTCACGTCCGGCAGATAGTGAATAACCAGATCGCCGTCAATCTCAGAGCCGGAAACAATGGATACCAGATCGACAGCGAGAGGCCGCAACTGCCAGCCGGCCGAAGTCTGCGTAATCAACCACCACGCCTCATCATGCAAAGCGAGGTCAGAGACTAGCGCAACCTTCAGGTCATAGGCAGTCATCGCCGGGTTGGGGTTCGACAGCAGCTTGGCAACGGGTGAATCCGTGAGCCGCTGACGGTCAGTGTCGGACACGCGCTGATACGTCGGCAACCCGAGCTGCCCGATGTTCCGGGCCAGGAAGTCAACCACCGTGCGGACGTTATGCTGCGTCTCCCACAACTGAGCCGGCGCCATGCCCGTCACCTTGCGCAGAGCCTCGACAACCTCAGCCGCCGACGGGCTCGTGGAGCTAACCTCTACCGCCTGATAGATGATCGATGAACGCCGGAAGAGGTCAAGGACGCTCACACAACCACCATCCCTCTTGTCTCATACGAACTCGTTTTCGGTTTACCTGCACGCGAAGCCAGGACGGTAAGACCCCAGTAGGCTTGCTCTGCGGCGATCAGCGGGGCGACATCAGCGGGAGACTTGGAGCGGTTCAACACGAACACATCCCCCAACTGCTTAGTCACTGCGGTAGCTGCGGCCACATCAAGGACCGGCTGAGATAAGTGATGGACATGACCGTTCTTCACGGCGTCATAGAACGCGCCCATGGCCGCGCCAAGATCCGAGCCTCCGCACTCCATGACAGGCAGGCCAGCGGCAAGCAGATGCTCAATCAGCGCGGACGCCGGGGCGCCCTTAGCCTGCACGACAATGGTTTCAGCGCCGATAGTTGGGAACTTCTCAACCAGTGTCGGAACAACCCACTCAGTACCGGCCCGCTGCGTAATGACTTCCACATGCGCGGACCCATCAGCACGCCAACCAGCCACCGCGAAATAGGACATCTCACGGTTAGCGGACACATCCACGGACAGGACCAGCGGCGAGGAAGGCAGGATCTCCGAATCGGCATCATGCCGTGACTCCCAGACGCCAGCACCAAACGGCGACTCAGCATCAATGGTCACCCACTGACAAAGATTCTCTGTACGGAAGACGTGTTCGGGTACACCCTCAGCGCCACCGACACCCACCAATGCCGCCTTAGACGCAAGCATTTCCTCAGTCACATACGCGATGCCATGCTCATCCTCATAACCCATTGACGGGTTAGCCTGAGCCCAGCCGTCACGGTCCCAGATCCCGCACTCATCCGGCGCGGACCACTCAAACAGGCCCATAGTCGTATCGTGCGAATTGGCAAACTCTTCAATGGACTGAACGCCAGCATCAACATACTTATCCCAGTCCGCCATCCGAGCGAGGCCCTGCTTGCGTAGGCCGCGGAGAACGTCAGACTTGGCAGTGCCAGCATTCGAAACGGCAAGCACCTGGGACGAGAACCGGGCGTTCGTCGTGTTCGTCAACGCAGACCAGGACTCCCAATCGCGCTGCTGCCTCAGTTCATCGAAGGCAAGATCCGTTACCGACAACCCGCGGCCACCATCATCAGACGCGGCCTCGCACTTGTAGC